TCACCGTGGCAGGCTTCACGGCTGCTGCTGGCCGTACGCGCTTCTTCGATGGCTCGGCAGACAAGACGGTCGTCAACGTGGTCGATCTGTACGTCTCGCCGTTCGGTGAGCAGAAGGTCGTGCTGAATCGCTTCATGAAGGCCGACTCGGCACTCCTGTTCGCTCCGGAGTACTGGAAGATCGCTGTGCTGCGTCCGTGGACCCGTATCCCGCTCGCAGTGACCGGCGATGCGAACCGCACGCAGTTGATCGGCGAGTTCTCGCTGAAGCACCTGAACCAGAAGGCATCGGCTGCAATCCGTGGCCTGACGGGGTCCAACGTTACGATCGGCCAGTAATGGCCCTGGGGTCCCGAGGACCCCTTAGTACCCTCCTGAGGCCCTCTCGCGGCCTCTCCCAATTCCTTTATGCCCTGCTGCGTCCACTCTCGCGCAGTGGGGCCTTTTTCTTCCCGAGTGGCGATCAGCCACGATCCCCATGCTGAAACTCGACAACGGCGTCTCTGTGGCTCTCTCGTCCAACACGGACGGCCACATCATCGAGACGCATCAAGATATACCTGACTCACTCCTCAAGGAACTCGCTGACAAGCGCCTGGCGTCCCACAACGTCCGAGAACGCGAAATGATGCACGTCGCCTCCATCCCTGCAGCCCTTGTGGACCGCTGGTATCGCGCTGGTTATGACGTGTTCCAAGAGCCTATCAAGAAGACGGTAGCGAAGCTCAAGAACGAATCGCTGGAGTATTTTCTGGCTACCGCCAAGGACATCTAAGTAATGAACCTTCTACAACTCCGCACGAAGCTCGCAGCGATCCTGAACCGAAACGACGCAACCACGGAGTTGCTGAACGAGTTCCTCGGAATGGCCCAGACGCGTATCGAGCGCAAGCTCCGCATTCCTGGTATGGAGAAGATGATGATCACCCAGGGGACCCAAGACGTTCCCTCGGACCAGATTGTCCTCCCTCCCGATTTCCTCAGCCTCAAGTACCTCTACAGTGACTGCGGTCTCATGGAGACCAAGGACCTCGGGCACTTCCTGAGGCTCCAAATGGCCCCAGGGGACCCACGGTACTACGTGCGTGTGGGCGGCTCTCTCCTCATCAAGCCGACTCTCCCTGCGGGCCACCAGACCACGATGGTCTACCACGCAGCGCAGCCTCCCATGGTTGCGGACACGGACGAGAACCTCTTCGGCCAGATCGCTGCCGACCTTCTGATCTACGGTGCCCTTAGCTATGCGACCGACTACTTCGTCGACGACCGCACGGCCACGTTCGAAGGACGTTTCAACCAACTCTATGGCGACCTGGACGAGCAGGCCCGCATGACTGACATGGAGCAGTCGGCAATGGCCGTCTCTCCTGCCTACAACACGGACTACTGATCAACAGATGACCACCTCCTTCTTTTCGGGCACCAACGTGGCCCCGGAGGCTGACTCGACCAACGCACTGATCGACAACCTCACGTCTCAGGTCGCCACGGTTACCGCAGCGAACTCCCAAGCCCAAGCGGCGGCAGTGCAATCCGAAGCCTCCGCGAACAACGCAAAGATCTCCGAGGCCAACGTCTCGACCCTGGCGCAGCAGGCGAACACCACGCTTAATACAGCCACGAACGCCCTGGCTCAGGCTACCGCCATCATTGGCGCTGAGGCTTCAGCAACTGCCAGTGCCAACTCCGCTGCGGCATCCCTTGCAGCCGTTACGAGCACCGTAGCCCCCTTCCTGTCCCCTCAGGCCCAGTACATCTTCACGGCTACTGCAGGACAGACTACGTGGGCTGTCCCTAATGGCGCTACGTTCGTACCGGGGACCTCTCAGGTCTTCGTCAACGGTATCCGATACAACCGCACGGAGTCCTACGATGACTCCACTGGCAACAGCATTACCTTCGTCAACCCGCTGACGATGGGATACGAAGTCACAGTCCTGTTCAACAACACGGTGGTCTTCCCGGTTACCGGGGCATCCGTGGCCGACCTTGCGCTCGCTCAGAGTACCAAGGGCGCGGACATGGTGGGGTTCGTCGGGGCCAACGGTACGGCCACTACGGTTAGTGCGCTAGCGTCCACGGCCTCCGGTAAGGGGGCAGGGCTTGTAGGCTTCCAGCAGACAGGTACCGGTGCGGTAGCCCTTAACGTCATGGCGAAGCTCCTTGGCCTCCCTGTGTCCCCTGAGGACTTCGGGGCCGTTGGGGATGGTGTTACGGATGACTCTGCGGCCTTTATCAAAGCGGCTGCTACGGGTCGAACTATCCAATGTGGTCCCAAGATCTACCTGCTGAACGCGGGCTTTACCTTGGCTACTGCAGGTCAGCGTTGTGTAGGCATGGGAATGGGCCTAACACTGTTGAAATTCGTTGGCAACTTCGACTGCATGACCCTAGCGACTTCTGGCGGTAACGGTGGAGGCTTTGAGCACCTGAAGATTGATTCCGCAGGGATGACAGGCGGGTACCAGTTAGTTATCAACTGGGCCACCCAGGTGTCCATCAAGAACGTACGCGGCATCAACGGCTTCAATGGTGTCCGCCTCGTTCGCATCAACACAGTCGAGTTCGAAGGGTGCAGCTTCGTGGGCCTGCGGGGTACTTCGTGCTTCTTCTGCGATGGGACAGCGCAACGGAGCGACATCGTACGCATCAAAGGTATGAGTCTCTCCGGGGATGCAACCGCGCTCCCTAATGGGTTTGTGGTTGATGGCTTCTTCAACACGGTTCAGGCATTCGGTCTTGTTGTGTTGAGCACCAACATTGCGTACTGGCAGACCAACAGTGCAAGTACTACTGTGGGTAACTTCGCACGGGTCTTTGACTTCGAGGGGGACCTGACCAACAACTACCAAGTCCAGTTGGATGTGGGTGCGGATGTCCATTTCACAGATCCGTACTTCCACGGTGCAAAGCTTGGGGATGGGGTCAAGATTGCCGCAGGTGTTGACAACGTTTCCTTCAAGGGTGGGAAGATTACCGGTAACTATATGTGCGGGATCAATAATAACGGCTCACGGGTGAAGGTACTCGGTACGTTGATTGGTGGTAACTCCCAAGCTGGTTCTGCCCAGTATTCAGGCGTCTACTGCGGTGCCTCTGCTGTGAAGTTCAACGCCATTGGTTGTGAGACCGGGTTGAACACTGGTGTTACAAAGATGCAGAAGTATGGCTTTGAGGCTGCCTCTGGGGCTACGGACTGTAACTGGATCGGCGGCTCTCTCAAGGACAACGTTACAGGTGAATGGAGTGATGGCAGTGGTGGTGTTTTTGGAAACGTCAACGTCTTTGGTTACAGTGGTACGAGCGCCCCTAGTACTGATGCCTACTCTGCCCAGGTTCCCTCTAGCGGCTCCACGGTAACTATAGCGAACAACCAACCAACTCTCATCATTTCCAGCGGGGCTACCACAGCTTCCCTCACGGTAGTCATGCCACCTAATCCCCGCGATGGACAGAAGGTGTCTATCGGCACCAAGAGCGCCATTACTGCCTTCACCCTAAACGGTAACACAGGGCAGACGATGAATAACGCACCCACGGCCCTTGCAGCAGGTGAGGGACATTGCTGGATTTGGCGTGCTACCTCGTCCAACTGGTATCGACTCTATTAATCCATGACTACACCATTAACAGAACAGGCGGCTTCCACAGTCGCCATCCCCTCGGCATCCATAGTAACCCAGTCGCAACTGAGCACCGCCGTAGCTCCCTTGGCAACCTCAGCATCCGTAACTGCCCTGGGTTCCCCCTCAGGAAAGAACCGGATTATCAACGGGGACTTCCGAGTCAACCAACGGGCCTACGCAAGTGGGACCGCAACGACCGTAGCTAACCAATACACCTTCGACCGCTGGCGGGTGGTCGTAAGCGGGCAGGTTGCTACCTTCGCGGCCTCAGCCAACGGGAACCTTGTAACGGCTCCTGCGGGTGGTCTGGAGCAAGTGATCGAGGGTATCAACCTCGAAGGGGGGACCTACACACTCGCATGGGCCGGCACGGCTACCGCTACAGTCAATGGGTCTGCTGTGGCGAACAAGGGGCAGGTAGTTCTCCCGGCGAACACCAATGCAACCGTGAGGTTCTCTGGGGGAACCGTGGGCCTCGTTCAACTCGAAGCAGGCTCCGTAGCTACCCCCTTCGAGCGCCGTCCGTACGGTCAGGAACTCGCGTTGTGCCAGCGGTATTACGAGACAGGTGTGCAACCTATCCGGTTCATGGCGGGAGTGTCCGGGATCACTGCGGCATATGACGAAGTTCGTTTCTCCACTTCGAAGCGCACTGCTCCGACCATGTCACTAACTGGTTTTAGGTATTACAGCAATGGTGCTGATACGGCCTTCACCCCCTCCAACGTCTCATCTACTGTAGACCGTTTCTCTTGGCAAGCGCTGAGTGTGGTGACATGGCAAGGGTGGGCAGGTGCAGGTACTTGGACAGCAAGCGCGGAACTCTAAACGATGACCTACACACTCAACACTACTGGGGGTGTCGTTAGGGACTCCGATGGATCCTTCATCCCCCAGGACCCCCTGAACACCGACTATGTTGCCTACCTCCAGTGGGCAGTCGCCGGTAACGCGCCCTCGGTCCCCCCAGGTCCCACCCCGGCAGAACTCCAGGCGCTCCTAACGTCCACCGTGCAGTCGATCATGGACGCCAAGGCCCAGTCGTATCACTACGACGACCTGACCACGGCTGTGACCTACGCAGGCGAACCCTCGGTCCCTAAGTTCCAACAGGAAGGCCAAGCGTTCCGTGCGTGGCGGTCTCAGGTATGGAACACGGCCTACAGCATCTTGGCTGATGTCCAGGCAGGGACGCGAGGGTTTCCCACGGTCTCTGAGGTCCCGGGGCTTCTCCCTCCGTTCCCTCTGGATTAACCCTCGACTAACGCCATGCAATACCTATGGAACCTCCTGGTCTCTCTGGACCAGTTCGTGAACACCGTAGCGGGTGGAGACCCCGACGAAACCATCTCGAGTCGCGCAGCGAAAGCTGAGGCCGAGGGGAAGCGTTGGGGCTGCATCCTCTGCGGTCTCCTAAACCGGATCCAGAAGGACCACTGCCAGAGATCCCTGGAACCCGACGAGGGCGCAAGGGCCATCATCCCCGATTAAGCCTCACAAAGGATTTAAACATGACGTGGTGCGACGAAGCACTGAAACTTATTAAGGAGTTCGAAGGATGCCGCCTCAAGGCATACCCCGACCCTGCGACCGGTGCCGCACCATGGACCATTGGATACGGCGCAACGGGACCCAAGATCGGCCCAGCAACGGTATGGACCCAAGTCCAAGCTGACCAGGATCTCCTGGATCGCGTGGAGGCCCTTGGTGCCCATATCGACTCCGTGGTGAAGATCGAATTGTCGGACGAAGAGAAGGCCGCTTTGTGCTCGTTCTCGTACAACGTGGGCACAGGAAACTTCGATCACTCGACGCTGCTCTCCCTGTTGAACGAGGGCAGGGTCGAAGAGGCAGGCCACGAGTTCCCGAAGTGGAACAAGGCGGCAGGCAAGGTCCTCGCGGGCCTAGTCAACCGGCGTTCTGGCGAGATGGCAGAGTTTTTTCTCGGACTCAAGGAGGTAGCAGCATGAGTTGGTCAGCTATCGCAGGTGCCGTAACTAGCCTCGCCCCGACTATCGCATCGGCCATCGGTGGCCCCTTGGCAGGTACGGCGGTCACAGCCCTGGAGAAGGTCTTCGGCCTCACTCCGGGTTCCAACGACCCCGTGGAGCAGCGCCAGGACGCTGTGGCGCAGGCGATCTCTGGAGCCACCCCGGAGCAGCTTGCAGCCGTGCGAAAGGCCGACCAGGACTTCCAAGTGGCCATGGCCACGCTGGGGTTCAAGGATGCCGAGGCCCTCGCGGCGCTCCGCGTCCAGGACGTGGCCGGTGCTCGCACCATGCAGTCGACGACCCGCTCCTGGGTGCCCCCGATCCTTACCCTGGTCATCACCCTCGGCTTCTTCGGCCTGGTGGCGGGGATGATGTTCCTCAACACCCCGGACGCCAACAAGGCGATCCTGTACAGCCTCATCGGCTCGC